ACTATTACGATACAGATCACTATTTTGCCCCATGAGATTCTTAGGACGTATGGGTAGATCGTCCATTGTGATTTTATTAACCATGAACTGAACAGCGTAAGGATCATACACCTGATCTGGTCTAATATAGCTATTGATATCCTGACAAAAGAAAGTTTGATGATAATACCGAATTAAACTACTTCGTCTAGCTTTGATGGTTTGAAGATCAAGATATGTCTGCTCTGACAATAAGGCAGCGGTCGATCCAAGATAGTTAGTTTTGCTAAAGATATGCGTTAGGGTCACAGACCCTTCAATGGGATCGGAATCAACATTATCCAGAAAGCTCTGGAGTACGAATCGGATAATGTAAATACGATCATTACGCCAAGTGGTCGGGGTTACCAATGTCACCTGGAAGACGCCAATTTGACCGTCCCCCATAGATGTGTAAAAGATATCCCCCACATTTGGGTTCATACCAGGATACATTTTTGCATCCCCTGTAATCTCAACACTGGCATTGGAAGGATCAGCTTCAAACGCAAAGCCCTGGGGAATTGTAATTTCCAGATTTATGATCTTTTGATATTCATTAAAGAGGACGTTTTTAAGTGAGGGATAATCTGCGATATTGGTCCGCAGATTAGAACCATTTTTATCCATGAGACGGTAATACGTAACAAGAGTCCGCTTACCCTTCATGAACCCCACAAGGAGTTTTGTCGTGTTGGGATAGGCAGCTGTATTGATGGCAAATCGATTGAGCATCGCATCGCCAACATTAGGCATATTGTTCGCTACATCCGATGCACTGTTTGGAATATTATTCTCAATGTCATTGCGGCCTGATGTCGTAGCGGAAAACCCGGATCGGGGTGTTAAAGCCATAATAGCCTCCTGATACATTGGTGTATGGATAGATCGATTTATTGTAACGCAGATATTGCATTGGGATGTCGTTTATGGTTAGGACTCTAGCGAGCAGACACTGTTCGATAAAAGCCACAAAAAGAGATCTACCGTAAATAGAGGCGCCTTCCAATAACAAGGGTAATTCTGGAAGCGCATTATATCCCAAAATCAACTTACCATCCGCGCCGAACAATATCGTACCATCATTACTTTTCAGCACATAATACCCACCTTCCGCTTCGTAATAGTGCGAAAGAATAACAGCATCGTTAACGGGGAGTTCCGTGTTCCATAACGGATGCGGATACTGTGTCCTTTTAGACTGAGTGTAAACCAGATAATCCGCTAACTGTGAGGAATTTTGCGTATAGCTGAAAATCTCGTTTGTCACTTCTCCTGCTACAACCATATTTTCCAAAAGAGGCTTTAACTGTCTCTTTTGATTCAAGGATGAAATGAGATTTAAAAAAGCATTATCATAGTCAACATACATGTATTTTTGATCGATGAGATGCTTGAGATTTCTCTCAATGGTCATGGGAAAGAAATACCGATAGCGCAAAAGAAGATAATCCCATTTAGGATCTGTCTTCTTAAGCGCTGTTGTTTCCGAAATCATGACATGGTATGTTTTGTCCAGACGATCGGAGCGCACGGTGAGAATGAGATTTTCATCGATCGAAACAAGTTCTTGTCCCATACGTAGATCGTTGGCATATACACCAATATTAAACAAACCCCCATAGGTGAAGACGTCATTTCCTGTTTCACGTATGATGGTTTGTACGACAGAATGTAACTGAAGATCATCCAACAATTTCAAATCAATTGTGGAGACAGGACCATCCAATGTGAAATGCCCAATATAGATCGGACGATATTCATATTGGCTATACTGTCTATCGACACAAAACCAATCATCGTAGATAGGGGATCGAAGTATTTGGGCGCTATTACGATAATCCCCATAACTGCGCTTTGCGTATTCATGAACCATAAGGTTTGAAAAGACACCAGTGACAGCGGGATTATGGTGATGGGTCACCATGTTATTCTCAAAGAAGCTGTAAGGTAGCGCCTTGTTGTCAATTGACAACGGTGTATGAATAGCAATCAAAGACGGTCTACCAAATTGAATCTGGAATTTGAAGGTGAGCGTATATCCATCTGGAAGCTGTTCAACATGATGCGCATCAGGTTCTGTCTGATCCATGGTAAGCTGTGCAACACAACCAAGTTGGGTACACCCAATCATGAGCATCTTATCTGCATCTGGACTGGTAAGCTGCGACTTTCTTATATCAAAGCTCATAGCGGATATTTGCATATCCTTAATGTAATCCACGAGACTCTTTGTGACATAATCATCTTTTTTACTATACACAGAAGACAGATAATTATACATAGCCTGTCCAGCTGGGAAGGAGAACACCAAATTAAAAGGTGGTCCAAGATGCCCTCCACTATATTTGTTCTTAATAGTATCAAACGCTTTAGCCGCCTGATCAAAATTTTGAAAGCGTAACGTAAAATCCATATCTAAAGCACATGGTGAGGTGTGATATTCCATTAACACACCAGCTTTTTTATCGAAGAATATAGGCGTCTGTGACCCTTTGGTTGTCCCAAGCACACCAAGTGCAGGTGTTGTTCCAACGGATTCTACGGGCCATGGTACTTGTGCTTTATCCAAGATGAAATCTACTGTAACATCACATCTGTTCTTATTGATGGTGAGATTACCCTTAGTATCTCCAAATTGCGAATAGGCTGAGAAACTATGTAGAATATAAATGGAATCCTTCATCGTTTCCATGAGATCGATTTCATCGAGTAGCCCAACCACGACTTGGTTGGTTATGATATCTAATATGCTCGAACCTTGTGCTTCGATCCGTTGATATATAGTCGGCATGGTTGGAGCCCTTCAGCTATGAGTCATATCATGAAAAACAAGCTTTAAACAACGCACAATAACCGATTTGCGAAATGTTATGATGTCTCCACCCCACTGGAGGATGAGGAGTTTTTTAAATCATGTCAAATCTTCTAGACTTCGACCGCCTTTCGGATTATATCAATGCGGTTGCAGATCGCAAGCTTGTCGCTGTATCTACCAGTATTAGTTCATCTACTGGATATCTGCGAAATCTGGTCAATCAATCACAAGGGTTTGCCACACAGGCATCTGGCCATGCTGGTGATGCACAATCGGCCGCCACTGAGGCAGACACGGCTGCGACAACCGCGCTGACGGTATTTAATAGTTTTTCCTCGACCTATCTTGGGGTATCTTCTACCGAACCACAAGTATCCTCTCAAGGGAATACGATTAATCAAAATGCCTGGTATATTCGTAGTACAGATGGTAGACTACGCTATGTTTCTACCGTAAGTCAAAGCGGTGTACCAACGTATAATGATGCTACCGTCACCGCCGATCCTGCATCCTTATTGTCCGCTGGTATGGGCGTTTTTCTATCCGTTATTGCCACGTCACAACAGACCGTGCGGAGTCCAGTAACATTCCAAGCCCCAGTCCTTGGAACGCGCGTGACATCCTGGTCGACGAACCAATTCGCCACGGCAATCGATGTTAACGAACGCGTTGGAACGGTACAGACTTCTGTCACCAATGAAACAAATAGAGCAACACAAGCAGAAAATGCGCTTGGTCTTAGTAAGGTATCAAAGACCGGCGATATCATGTCGGGTAGCTTACAAATTGCAGCTGTTGGTGATAATGCTTCCTTATCCTTACGCAATACAACTGGCGGATCTGGTCGAACACTGCGTCTTAATGTACAAGACAACGGAACCTTTAGAATCTGCGATGATACAGGTTCTATCGATAGACTGACGATTAAACCCACAGGTGAAGTATCTGTTATCGGAGCACTTAGTGCTGGTACGACTATTACGTCTCGAAACGCTATCATCAATCAAACGGATACGGCAGACGCAGGGTTGGCAATCCATCGATCGAATGTACCTAGATGGTATCTGAATCGTTCAGATGCGGCGCAGAGACTTTATATTGCCCGCTTGAATGCGCAGGGTGTTTATGTCGATACGCCTTTCTACATCAATGAATCCGATGGTTCAATCGTTCAAAGCCGTACGACTATAAACGACACATTGAGTGCTAAAGGTTCTATCACGGTTGAGGGCGTTGGGTCATCTCTCATTTTAAACAACACCTCGAGTAGTGCCGACAGTACGATAGTTCTAAGACACAACAATGTACTAAGATGGTCGGTTGGTCGATCCACCTCCATCAATGCGTTTTATGTCAATCGTCACGATAACAGCGGTGGCTTTTTAGAGACTTCTTTCTATATTGCCGAAAGCAATGGTAGCACAAACGTTAAGTCACTTTCAAGTCAATCGACAATAACCGCAACAACATCCATTCACACACCGATGCTATATGCTACAGCCAACGGTACCGGGCGTGCCATTGCGATTGGTGATGATGCTTGGATTGGCGATATTAACGTTGCCAACACTATTGGTATTCGCGGGCAAGGTGATATCAATGCTGGATTTGTATCCTTTGGTAATTCCCTCACTATGTTGGGATGTAATCCAAACGACGCGACTCTACGCTATGGTGGTCAACCAGTCTGGCATGGCGGTAACTTCAACGCAGATACGCTAGGGTTCAGCTATGGTTCAAACGGTACTGTAGACTGGTCTATACGCCCCGCTGGAGGGGGTAAACGTTATATTACGTATAGTGGGTCTACTTACTTCACAACCGAATCTACCATCGTGACAATCAATCTACCATTTGCGATGGAAACGGTAATGAGCTATTCGGCCGTGTCTTATTACAATACAACATCCATCGGAAACTACCACGACACCTTCTCTGGCTTTGCGCAACCCCCTTCGGGTACACAGGTTAGAGTCTTTGTCAATAAAACATCTGGAGACAGTGTGTTACCAGTATGGAATCGTTGGACAGTTGAGGGTATTATCCCATAAAGAACGAAATAATGGAGGTGGAGTTATCCCACCTCCATTATCTGTTTATAGTAAAATACGTTGTGCAAATTCAGATCAAAAAGCAATGAGTCGCTATAAATAATACCGACTTTATTTGTTACGACGGAGAAAGAAAATGGGACAAGATTTCGGCATAATCGATCTTATCAATTGGTTATCGCTTGTTTTTCCATCCTTAACCCAATACAGTAAAGTGATCATGCCAATGATCATAACCGGTGTGGGTATAATTAGTATATTTTCTAACATTCTCCCTAAGCCTGGAGAACACTACCCGATCCCCCCAATTGAAGATTTAGATGTCGAGTTAAAAGGAAAAGGACGTGTGACCTATGTAATGGTTCGCGTTACCAGATTTATAACGATAACATTTAATAGGTTTATAGACACGTGGCTATACAAAGCTTTTTTTAACATGACAAATTTCTGTTCGGTTTTAATCAAAAAATTCAAAGGCCATGCAACAAACGAAGAGGCTGTGGAAATAAGCACTCCAAAGCCTTATGTTTTTGAAAAGCTTAAAAGAAAACTCCGTGAGAAAAAAGACGATTGAGGATTAGAGGTGAGGGCGTCTGCCCTCACCTCTAATCTCATTATCCTGCAGTTACAGCAAACCATTTCGGACGATACTTGTTTTCAATGATCGACAAGATATCAAAGAAAGAGAGATATTCGCGATCAACTGGAGCACCTCTATAGGTCCACCATCCACGAGAATTCAAAATGTCATCCACAGCATAACTATTTGATGTCATGAGTTTTTCGGCCAGTACTTCAATGGGAATACTACAATCCACTGGCTGACCCATTAACGTCCAAGAGCCTTGAATAACACTGTGCTGATACGTGATTTCCAGTGCTCTACGAACTTTATAATCATTAACGGCATCGAATATCTTGGTACGCCCAATATTGAGATCACCTAGAAACGGACTACGAACCTTATTGGGGCTTCCCAACCCATGATATTTATTGTTACGCAAATAGTCGTAATAGGACAATCCGGTTAGAAGACCAAATTTCTGTGATGATACCAACTGTGTTTGATTGCCAGATGCTGCATTCTTACACCGTACGAGGGTAAGTAAGAGCTGCTGTAATTCTGTCCCAGCAATACCATCTGCCGATGGATATTCACTCAATCGTCTATCGGATTTATCTGTTAACGGAGAGGTGTTTGAGATCTTGATCATAGAGGCCATCAAGAAATAAAACTTATTACTCATACCTTTGACAGCTTCGTCCTGTCCCATGAACGCCATGTCTTTTTTATTTGGCGTGGTACCTATGGCAATCTTTTTACCCATGTGACCAGTCATGAGAAGATAGATTCCACCCTTAGCACAGATGCTAGGAATCTGCCGCAGGAGGCGAGCTTTCTGCCAGCCTTCCTCCATGTGCATTGTCCGTTGCTCTTTCATTTCCGTATTAGCATCGAACGAATCATTCTTGACATTCATCTGCCGCACCATGGCCTCTGACCAACTATCAATGGCCCCGAATGTGGGTAGCAGCATACGCATGGGTTTCATGGTCTCTGGATCTAGGACCTCAGTTTCCACTTCATAGTCTTTGTATCGCTTAATCTTTTCCTCGGATACGGCTTTGAGATGATCTACAAAAGCATCTAGACTTTCACCTTGTTGCGTGGTTGGATCAAAGATGCTGATCCTTGACTTAAGGTCTTCGACATGGGATATTCTTTTTACTGGATCGTCTAAATATAGATCTGACATGTTAGCCAGACGATCTTTGTCCACGGCAGCATATTCGGTGTCGTTGTTAAGATACTCCGTGTCCGGCCACCGCGCTAGAGCGTTGATCGCACAACCATGTAAGAGTGTTGATTTAAAACGATTGGCTTCAGCGACAATCGCAGTAGTGGCCCCAAGCCCACCTGACAACATCCAACTTCCGTCTACAGCAGGGACAAACTTACCCGTGATCATATCCAGCGGCCCACCTGTGTTGATAAACGGGCGGGGCCGTGCTTCTTCGGCATCGGCGTTAATCATTAAGCGACGTGCGTTCATGAAAAATATACCTTTATTAACAAAGCTTGCTATTTCAAATTCCATACCATCGCCAAGCAATCGGAGAGATTAAATTCACCCATTAATTTGACCATCTTGCCTAGGTAATTTGGATACTATGACCATATAACAACGGGTGGATTTTTGATCATGCCTTCTATTTTGAATAACTTTGTCGCACTGCGAAAGACAAAGGGGGATATCCTAGATCCAGCCTCCCATCGCACTATTATCGAAATGATTCTAGGTATTTTAAAACGATATAATTTCGATGAATTTAATACGGTCTACCAGTCATTCATCGATCACCTTCTTGATTTTAACGATCCTCACAGAGTAAGTGATGCTAGTTTCCTAGAAGAGATCATAGAACGCACTTACGATATTTATACAAAGATGACAGCCACGCCTGTGTCTGAGTTGGTCTTTAGATCAGATATCGTACCATCCATAGGTTTCCTTGAGTTGATACGAAGAATCGTATTGAATCGATATTTATACGATCGTATTAAAAATGTCGATGGGTCAGTACCAGCCACCTGTACAGTTACCCTATCTTCAGAGTGGGGACATTTGGTTTCGGATAATGTCCCTGTAACGTTTTCCTTTGCCTCGCAACTTGCCGATGAAGATGCCTTTATAGCTAGCGGTTGGGGTGTTAATAGTACCCCTATTCCTGTCGTGTTCAATGCAGATACGCTACAACCGGTGATTCCACAGAGTCAATGTATCTTTCACCTCAGTCCACAAGTTCCATATTTCGGATCTTTTGACGCTATATCTGGATATCCCATCGCACTGTCAAGTGTGTCCAATGACTTGTCTTTAGTCCTATGTATTAACGGATACCCTATTTTACCCACGATTGTGATATCGCTCTTAAATGGGGAACAAACGATTACGTTGATTGTTAATCCTGATAGAGCATTAGAAATCCGATTGGGTACGTTACTACTTAACGCGCCAATTCCTTGTAGTGAGGGTGTTTACAATATAACCATGACGAGAAATGGTACCATCGAGATCGCGTGTCAAGATAATGGAATTTTCGAATCTACCTTCCTCACTGTTGATTTTTCAAATGTTAGCCCTTTTGTAACAGCGCTTATTAGCGCGCCGCTCAGTGATATTTTCACACAGGCTTTTGGGATACAAGACCTAACTGTGAGTAGAAACATTCCATAAGCTTTTCGATCGATCTCAAAAATGCTTAGTAGCATAGGAATTAAAAATGGCAGAAAATCCAAACGCTGGTTATTATCAATCTGGTAAAGGCTCTCTCACAGGATTCGATCAGGTTAATCTTCCAACGGGTAATCCAGATCTTCGTACGGTCGGATGGTCGATTGAAAGTGTGCGTAATTTCCTCCTTAATCAATCGGGGGCTAATTTTCCAGATCCTAGTTCGTTGACGATTATCGAAGACAGAATTAGAGACCATTTAGCTGATTTAGATAATCCTCATCAGGTAACCTTAGATCAGATTGTTGGTAACTTTACACGGGAAGTGTTGGGGAGTATCATTCATGGTACGGTACCTGACCATCCCCCGTTTTTTGCGTATAGTGCTACACTACCTCTACCGCTAGGAACAATTGTTCCAGTTGTGTACACCAACAGTAATGTCTATCGCAAAACTGCCGGTGGTTGGTTGGTAGATGCTTCGCAAGAATCCGATTTCTTTGGAACTGATTATAGTAGCGGGAAAGCAGGGACACCTCTTTTTTCATCGCTTGTTAACATAACCCCTTCAACCTGGGCGACAGATTCTGCGACGCTTCACAACACAACCCTGCTCGCATCTGAAAATACCACGCTTAACTATCCGTTCTCGTTTTACGACGTTCGAGAAACACCGATGACGACGACGTTTGGTGTGGATATCCCCATGACGCAAGATCTTCAAGTTTTGTACACCACTAACTTTTTTATCATGGCGGCCGCTGTTGGTGGTTCGGTTCGTATCTACCAGCCCAGCGATGGTGTAAACTATGCCCTCGTTGATTTGGGCACAGGAGATATCACCTTTGAAGGGGATGGGATATATGGTGTCACCCATATGGATGCTGACGGAGTGATCCGGGTATCCATTAGTTTTACATCTCTACTACCCACTGCAGATAACATCCTTAGGGTCGTCCACATTAACGAAAACTCCTCTGGCGATGGTACGCGAACTGGAGCAAATGGCCGTTTTATCTTTTCCATCGCGCACCCACAAACGACTACAGCCACAATCAATCAACCCACTATCGTGGATTTAGATGTTGCTGGAAACACCTCTACATTCCTACTAGAGTTGGACAAAATAGGTGTCCCCCAAACCCTAGATCGCTTTATTGTGACGATGACACTGGATCTTCATCCGCAGGATATTCTATCGCCTGTTGTTGACTCCACTGTTTTGACGTTTGGGGATCTTGTTATTACGCGGGACCAGATCAACTTCCGTATTTCTCTTGATGGTGTCACGGTGTTTACATCGGCTATCCTTGAGGGTCTCAATAAGCTGACATTGAGTTACAGTCCTACCACTATCATCTTTAAAGATCTAGCCTCACCACGACAGACAATATCTGGATCATACGCCGCTCTTCCTACCACTGGTGTATCGTTCGGCCCTTTTGGCGGGTATCTAAGAGAGCTCGCTCTTTATGCGCAAAATGATACCCAGCAGATCGTGGAGTATCTCAACAATGGGTGAGCCATTCCGCGAGGTTTATCGACTGGAACAGTTTGAATCATGTTTTGAAGGACTTGAGTCATTTTCTATCGACAGTCGAATGAAAGACTTCGTTGGTTATTATTTCTCAAGATTTATTACAAATGTAAAACATAGGTTTCATGACTTTTCACAATCTGAAATAGAACAGTTCAACAAAAGATATGACCGACAAATCACCTTGATGTTACGAGATCCTTTATTGGTGATAGAAGACATCCGGGTGGCTATTCCAAAGGGTATGCTTTTTTCCTATTATCAGACGCTTGAGAAGCTTTTACTGTGCTTAGCGCATATTCAAGCCGATCGATTAACCGAGGATTTGAAACAACTATCCCTAAGTGTGTATGTCGGCTCAGACGAATCATTACCTAAGCCTATATATACAAAAAAGATGTTTGAGACGGATAAAAAAACAATTGGATCTTTATACAATCCAACGAGCCTAAGCTATAGCCTTGGTAAGATAGCATTGGCATCGCTGTCTGAAACAACAAAGGTTAATGATATTTTGTTGAGTGTGACTAGAGACTATTACCCTCAAGTCATCTCTATGGCTAAGCTCATTGATGAACTGGAAACAGCGCACAATAAGACGTATGCTAATGTCACACAGTCGGGTGTCTTGCGGGTGAAGCTTATGGAAACAGCCTATAGAGTGTCGATCTTCGCTGTGGTAATGGACCATATCCAGGCCATGGAGCACGCCTTTGTGACCACGCTTACAACTTTAAAGAACAGTTCCAACAGAACATAGGGAGAGGTGGCTTACGCCACCTCTCCCTACACTACAACTATTTAAAAATTGGCAGTGAGTGTACGTAGAATATAAGGCTTTTCTCCGCTTACATCCGACATGACAAAGATACCCGTCACTTCGGTTAGGATCTTATTTTCAAGATCCTTATTCAACAAGAATCTTTCGACAAGCGTTGTTTTCTTATCTGTCGGCTTATCGAAGATATAACCACGATTGTTATTGTGATCGATTATCCTAACATAAAGACGATTAGTATCTCCAAGATCAATCACTTCAATTTCGGGTACCTCAAATGTATTTTGTACCCTGGTCGTCTTGTTATCCACCGCCGTGTCCTTGGCGTTCGACCGCGTGCGGCTAAGGGCGCCAATTCGCTTAAGGCGAATCTTGTTGTAGACGATCCTAACAATGTCTTCAAATTCATCATACGTCGTTTCGACAGCATTCTCAATTGCCGCATCGCGGGTCTTTAAAATCTGTTCCGAATTATACGCCCGATGGGTTGCCGGAAGGAAATGTGGCTTCCATGGAAAAACAGTGCGTGTATCATTTACGCAATTCACCATCCACTCCACAAAGGTGTGGGCGTTATTGTTTGGAGTAATCGCTTCGTCCACGTCGAGACGACTGGCGGAATCATCGGCCTCGATGACATACACGTGATCAAGAGTACAGTTGAGGGCACTGGTCTTAACCTTACGATCATCTGGCTTGAGTTGAATGTGATATGCCAGACAGTGACCAACGACCGTGTATAGAAGAACGAATGTTTTCTGATTGTTTTCATTGTAAATCGAAACACCAATTCGACTACCTTTATCCACCATATTTTCTTGAAGTCTAGAAATATGTCGTTCCTGATCGAGAAACTGAGAATGGGTGAGAACCCTATTTCCCTTTAAAGGCTCGTAATTTTCGTCCGCAACAAACACGCAACTTACAAGATGATCCCGCCGCAGCGCATTGAACACCACATCCCAAACACAAGCTGTATCCTTTCGAATCTGACATCCAAGAGTAAGCGATGCCAAATCTACAAGCTCATCTTTCTCCAGTTTGTCCAACACGGCCACGGGATTGATTGAGTAAAGATTAGTCTCAAGATTCTTATCCCAAGAACCGACGATGGCGTTGAAGCCTAACTCCATGTCAAAAGGAAGATCATATTTACGCGTCGATGTGAAGCCGACATTTACAGGACGAGCTTTAGTAAAAGAAAGACTAGACATGGGAGAATACTCCTGTTTGGTTTTGGGTTAGGTTTAGAACATTGCGGATTCTGAAATAGACGCATCACCATTAGTGCTGTCGCTACTCCAGGCATCGATATCGGTGACAAATTTAGGTGTCCCACCAATATCGTCTTCGATACCTACTTCTGTAAACATATAGGCAAAAAACTTATCTTTTTCCAATGTGTCCATACTCAATCGATTTTTACGGAGTTGGAACATTAGAAACGGTAAGCCGTCCACATTAACTGCGATGTTTAGGAAAAATAAGATATCGATGATACGAAAAACATCAGAACTGTCAGCCATCATCGATGCGTTAAATTTCTTAACGGCATAGCGATCATTGGCCGCTATCTCATCGGCTTTCTTCGTGAGCTGATGGCCGGTGGTAAGGAGATAGCCTTGCGAGTTAGCGTGACTACGAAACTTAAGATAATTTTCAGCAATCATCTGGATACGACCCTGAGATGAGATCGTATCATGGGCATCTATACCACGTGCTTCCGACATGTAATCAAGATCGAACAGGACCATCTGGTAATTCTGTTCGATAAAACTATTGTACCGCTGAACATATTTACCATAGGTAAACTCATGGGGCGAATACCGATCGATGAAAATCTCAAGATCGAATTGCGCGAAATATTCCCGAAGCCATGTGGTGATATATTCGATTGAGAATTCTTTAACATTGACTTTCTTCTTCTCGGATTGAGAATAGACAGCCTTAAAGATATTCATGAGGTTTTGACTGACCTCATTCTCCAACGATACAAAGTAGATAAGCGCTTTCTTACCAGGCTCAACCACATATTTGTTGTGAACGGCAGCCCATCGCAGAATATCCATCAAGATACCGGATTTGTAGTTATGGGATCGCGCGGCAAAAACCACCATCTCCCCTAACCCAAAACCACCACGATCACCTAGTGCGCGATTTAAACCCTGGAGCCCTGTTCGAATGATACCGCGAACATTTCTGTCCATGTAGGTTTCAAGAGCGCGTTTAATTGAATCAGGTTCAGATAGACTAACATACGTCTCAGACGCTTTGTTCCCAGTATCACGCTGACGCATGTCGACGAGTTTAACACCATCATCGATCATGGTGCGAATACGTGTTAACTCTTCTTCCTGTTCTGTAGGATCCGTGATGAGACTTGCTTTTTGCGTTCTAGCAAAGACCTTCCGATTATGGTCTTCCATCTCGGCTAGAACCAATGCGTTGCGCAATGCTTTTAAACATTTATCTATTTGCGAAGCGCTAATAGGTTCTACGTTTGTAAGAATATCAGTTAGAAGATCTCTTACCATCGGATGGGATTTGAGAACCTCATTACTCTTGACCTTGATCAAGAGAATCTTACAGGCCGTTGTGTTTTCTTGAGAGACATTGTCCGACAGTACAGACTTTATCAATCCTTTGTAAACATCGATGAGATCGTCATCACTTGTGATGATGGATTTACGCTTGTCATCTTTATCGGCGGCATTCATAAACTCGCCCACCAGTCGGCGCGTGCGTTCTGAATTATCACCCAAGAGAAGAACTAGCGCATCGATGTAGGTCGAGGCCGAAACGTACATTATGTTTCACCTTGTGAAGAGGCAAAGATGTCTCCCTTAAAAAGACATCGATTTGATGAGCACACAATAGAGTTGGACAAAGTCTAGTTTAATTCCTTTCCTCAAAAACACCCTGTAGAATTATATTAATAAATCTTATGATAACGTATTTCTGCGTATGTGGAGCACAACGACATGTTTTTTAGAAAGGACGAGAAGGTTTTTTCCCTTTCGGGCACCTCCTCGATCGTGCTCACGCATGATATTTCTCGCCTGTGGAGTGAATTTTATTCATATCTACTTATCGCTGGATTTTACCAAGAAGGTGAACCCTGCGGCGAAGATAGCTTCCGTATCCGTACAACACTTATCTCTGATCCGCAGTTCCAGTTTACTGATGCTGCATATGATCCAAAAATTGGTAAGATGATCGCGGTAGGATTGACGAGTAGATTCAATGCGTTGGTCAATCATCGAGATGTAACCGATAGTGAACGAAATCTACTGGGGGATCTTAACGGTTTGTTCTCTCCAGAAACAAAGACATATTACAGACTTTCAGCTGAACAGATCCACGCGGTGGCCATAGCTCGTAATTTTGTAAATGACGATTTGGCAATCGCCCACTATGTTGCACAAACATACGGACAGGTCGATTTTCTAAACGACGCTACGCTTCCTCGATTATACATTTCCTTGTTTGGAAATATCCATCTTTCCAACGATGACAAAATTCTAGTCACAAAACCGTCTTTGATTTATAATAGTCTTGGCGAAGATAGAATTCATGTTACAGCGTTGTGGTCGTTCTTTTCGACACTGACAGAAGGGTTATCAGAATTCGACTATCCCGCCAATGTAATGTGCGATATGTTGAGCTCCTTCCTGTTTGTTTCGAATAACAGCGACGCTCAAAAGAACTTGACTGTACCTAAGGTAGCAGCATCACTGTATATGGAATCTCTAACTGGCGTCTCTGTAGTTAGTCGAAACGCTCTACCAGCGAGATTTTATCAGGTGTTCTTATATGGACATCAAGGTAATATAGATATCAGTCGCAAAGCGCTTTTAAATGTCTTACTAGATGTTATGGTGAAAAAGATGGGTGATACCCGTCGTAGTCACATGTTTCCATCTGGATCAATTTATCGTAAGCTTGGTGAAATGCAGAGGGTGTACGGCCGAGAACCTAGGCGGTCTTATATTCTCGATTATGCACTAGAAGCGCTTGATGAAATTCCATCTTTAAAAGAGGATCCGGCTGATTCAGCTGAACCTGTTGAAGAGGAAGACAATCCGTCCACACCAACGCCACTTGATAAAGATGAGGATACTAAGCGGTTACCCTCAACGAAATCTGGTGGATTTGACCCTTCAGTCTCCCATCCCTCTAGCCCCCTGGAGGTAATGGACGACGAGGATACTATAGGTCTGATCTCGTTTGATAAAACGGGTGAGGGTGTTAACGAAGATCTTTATCGCATGGCTGTTGTTGCGCTAAATGATCGGTTTAAAAGTGACGACAGTATCAGTGTAGCGGCGGATGTAAAGGATGCTTTGAATTTCTGGGTAAATGGGTATCTTTATCGGACGGCTATTTCAGCCACCAAAGAACGAATTGTGTCTTTAAAACTTCAGGTTTTTCTGAAGAATATTTCAATTTAAAGAAGGATAGTTACCAATGAGTTTCAATCAGGAACTGCGTCGCCGCGTCCGCAAAGCGGCGGCTGATTTGCAGATTAACCAGAACAGCAAGAGCCTTGCGCATCGGGCTTTTGCGCTTACCTGCGACACACTCAAGGATTGGGGTGCTGCTACGCCTGCCGGTGGTCATGGCCAGCTTGGTCTTGAAGATCTCGGTTCCACTGTCACGCGCGTTGCTAATTTCGACGCCCTCTCGGATGCTACCCCTGAGCGTCTGATGCAGGGTCTGCAGAAGATGGATATGCCGCCGCGCCACATCGAACAGGTTACCGAGCAGTGCTTGGAATTGTTCGACGGCAATCGTAAGCCTATGACCATCTTGAATGCCGCTACTCCTAGCGCCAATCAGGTGTCCATGAGCACTGTTGTTGGTCGCTCGATGGCTGCTCAGCTGATGGGCGAAGACGGCGTGGGTATGGAAGCTTTCGGTGACGATGTCAATCGTCTGTCGTCGGATGATCGCGTTACCATGACTCTGACGATCATGCGTCCTAGCGAAAACATCATGGACAAGGCCCTGGCTCGCGTCAGCGATTCTTCGCCGATCGTGACTATCAAGGTCCCTGCTCCTGAAGTGTTCGATTGGGCCAAGACCCAGGAAGCCAACTCGACAATCGCGTCGCGTCATGGTCCTGCCAACTCCAATCGCCTGCGCGATCTGTTCCGTAACCCTCAGCCTGTTAACTCGGCACCCAAGCGCATTCTTGCTCTTGATGCCAACGACTCGGGTGATGTTCTGTGGAATGGTACCACCGAATATTTCAAGACCGGCAAGAAAGCGCCGATCCTGGATCTGTCGCGCACCGGTACCAACTTCACCTACGATCACATCGATCGTACTGACCTGGTTTCGGACGGCGCTGTGGTTGACGCGGTTGTTGTCACCATTGTCTCGGGCGCGAATACAGAGCATTTCAAGCTGAGCACCAAGGTGTTTGAGCAGGCTCAGTTCTCCATCTCGGGTTCGACCAAGGATTCGGGTCAGCGTCAGGTTATCTTGGATGCTACCTTCTCGATCAGCTCCACCTCGACTGAGTTCGACGGCAGTGCCTCGGCTATTGCTGCTGCTCTAACGGATGCTAAGGTTCAGATCAATCTGCGTCTGACAGCGACCCTCAACATCAAGACGGGTCTGCTTGAAGGTTCGGGTAACGCTGAACTCGTTCTGGTTCCTCTGGCCAGCGGCGTCGCCATCTCGGGTGGTACCACCACTTTGTTTAACGCTATGACAGCCTCGCTGTCTGCTTTCAGCGTTGAAGCATATTTCGATGAAGAAAATATGCGTAAGGCGAACCTGTCGATCCAGACTAACTACTACGAACAGCAGTTTGCTGTTCCACGTGGCCGCGTCTATTTCGCAGACTACTCGCTGAGCCAGGAAGTCGATGAGAACAACATTGCTACCACCTCGACGGTGATGGCGCTGGGTAACGGTCGCCGTGGTCTTGACACCATTGTGAGCGCGCTCAACGAAATCGCTGAAGGTCAGCAGTGGGCGATGACCAATCCAGAGATCGCTTCGTACAATACCATTGGCGAACAGAGCTTTGCAGCTTCGCTCGTCAAGCCTACCGTTGTTACCTCGGTTCTGAACTTCGAAGACGAAGAGCTGAACGTCATGAACGAATCGACCCGCCTGGTCGAAATTCATGGTCGTTTCCGTGCTCGTCTGCTGTCGCTGGCAACGTCGTTGTTCGCACAGTCGCTGATGCTCAACCAGTATAAGGCTGGCGAACGTCCGGTTCTTAAGTGCTGGGCTCACTCGACCATTGCTGACCTGGTTATCGGTATCACCGATTACTATCCAGAACTCACCGACAAGGCTGCTACGGCTACCGGTGCTGACTATTCGATGCTGTTGCCTAACGGTTATCGTCTCGATGTGATCAAAACCAACTTCGACTGCATGATCCAGCGTCTGTACATCGTACCTGTGATCGAGTCTGATATGGCGAGCATTCTCTCGGCCGCACAGATCCGTGATTGCGGTATGGTTTCGACCAACTACATCCCCACCATCAACGGTGCTTCGATGCGTCGCTTTGCGACCACGACCCGTGAAATCGTGATGATGTCGAACAAGGTCGGTATCTGTATGGAAGTCAAGGGTCTGCAGGCTCAGTTGGGCACCATTGGTCATACGCCAGTTGAACTCAGCCCTAACTACAGCGCTGAGCTGGCTATCTAATCATCAGTTCTCGAAAGAGGGTCCCAAGTGGAGAGAGGCGGGCCGCAAGGCCCGCCTCTCCCATTCTTTATGTTTCTAAAACAATATGTCCGTCTAGTCCTATGGGTCTTCTTTCTATTTCGTGAGGACCAAAAGGTACATCGGCCGCAGGGTGATATCTCCAGGCTTTAAGACGCTGTGAGTCGTCATGTGTTGGTGCTTCTCTATTAACCTTCTCTTGCTTGCGCCGATATGCTCTGGCTTCGTAATTCCATAACGCCATGCGCATATGGTCGATAGGACAACCTTCAATTGTATACTGACCAAACTCTATGTAATGTGATACTTCGAAGTGAGCCGCATTCAAAAAGCAGATAGAATCTTTAGTTTCTGCACATTCTAGAATAGCGTTGAGATAATTACTACGATTAGATAACACTTTTATTACGTCGCAAATTTGCGCGCGATCTGTCAATGTTAACCCAGCGGTCTCATCCGTACCGAGTTGCCATAAATCATAATCAATAGGGAAATCAATGTCTCCTTCGAGTAACCATAAGTGATCTATTACAGACCGCATAACAGCCTGAGTCTGGATACCAGGCCATTCTTCTGGATATTGAATAGCCCCACCACCACGCTTTACAAACTTCAATGTCTGTCCATCGTCTAGTTTGTATATATGTCCTGGATCTAGAATGATCATATTTAGATATCCTTATATAGTTCAAAATATACACTTCGATATAGAAATAAAAAAGTCGAAATTGAAGCCGATATTTTGAACTATAAAAGGATGAATTATGACACAACCAATCGTTATAAACAAACAAAATGATTTCAATAAAGTTTTGTTTGGAGACTCAGAGGATCTTATCAAAACCAATGTTATAGCATCGATGTTGGATCTAGGTAGGTTTGCTACTAATCTGTCATACTCTCACATCGATCGTACTGATCTAGTGGGCGACCATGGCTACATTGATAAGGTAGTTGTTGGAGTTACGTTCTTCTGCGAAGACAAGTTTATCACAGAGTATTTTAAATGCGGATTAGGTGATACCGCATCTAGTACATTTATGCCAGTTGAAAGTAGTGGTCATCTTAAAATGCAGGGAATGGGGAATACTTTCAGTTTCCTTATTTTCAAACACACACTTCAATGGGACGGTGGCCCTTCTAAGCTGACAACTATGATAGATAAAGATCATTTTAAAGTAACCACTTCGTTTATGTCCTTACTCCAACCTCAGTTGGGTACCATCCAAACAATAGGTCAATCCGTGATTGAACATATCGATAAAGATAATCCTATCGATAATAAACCACCAAACCTCATTGTGGCAGAACTTGCTGCGTATAGAGTAAAGTTGAATTACGATTCTGAATGAATATCTAATGTAATAGAAAGGAGGGCACATGCCCTCCTTTCTATTATTTTCAATTTAATTTCTAACCTTGAACCCAACATCTTCATGATAGAACAGATTAAATATAGGTATCATCATGACCAAAACCATCGCCGCTAAAACTCTACTACATTCGGCATATGTTCCAGACACAGGTCGCGGTGAAGATGCTGTTGTATCTTCAGAAATTGTTGAGTATGAAGATGGCACCACAGAACCCAGACTGCAGGCGTATAAAGCACCTAAGATGACTTTTTGGTTAACCCAGCCTTCTTTTCAAGATCATCCTGATAAGAAAGAGTTTGAATCTCTTAGTCGTCTAGATCCTTATACTGTTTCGTATAAGAATAGAGACAAGGAAATATTTAGCCTTTTGAACAATGGCTTTTCCCCTAACTTCTTAAGTCCTAAACAAAGGCGCTCTGTATATCAATCTCCGTATGTCTACGGCGCTAATCTGTCTATTGAAGCTAGGATAGGCCTCCTCTACAAGAAGAACCTGGAGAAGGCTAATAAGATCCCTCAAGCACCCACCACAGGGTTCTTCGATATCGAAATGTCCCTACTTAAATCCTCCTATGGTAAACTCCCCCTGATGGTGTTTACAGCTGAGAATAAAGTATTCTTAGCGTGTAAGAAAAGCTTTATGGTAGAACCAAGGAACGGTGTCTTTGTTGAAATCACATTAGAAGACATCGAAAAGGCGGCACATGAAATTATCGATCCTCTCGTAGCGAGTATCTTCGATAGTCACGGTGATCTAGATGAGATGAAGAGTAAGCTTCCCTTCATCTATGAGTTCTATGCTGGCGAAACAGAAGTCGACATGATCCGCTGGATTTGGTCTAAGATGCATGAGACAAAGGTATCCTTCATCGGTGTGTGGAATATCGGCTTTGATATTCCTCAAATCCTCAAAGTCTTAAAAGAAGAAGGTATTCCACTTCACGAAATATTCGCACATCCCGATATGCTAAAGCAAGGATTGGGATATGCTAACTGGCGTGAGGATCCAAGAGATGTACAACATTTCACCCAAAAGTGGCACTGGCTCTCCACTACGTCTCACTATCAATTTGTAGACTCTATGTCGCTATACAGTTATATTCGACAAGTGGATGGTAAAGAGACGTCCTATGGACTAGATGACATCTTAAAGAAGTTTGAGATTGGGGGTAAGCTTAAGATCGATGTTGGTGAAGATCTTGATGGTTTACAGACAGAAGATTGGCATCGTGCGATGCTATCTAAATATTTTACAGCCTATGCATTATACGCCATGTGGGATGGCATGGGTCTACAGATCCTAGAATGGCTCAATCAGGACCTTACGACCATGCTACAGACGTGTGATGCTACGCCGTGTAAGTTCTACCCTAATCAGACAATCAACGCCACAACGGTCCTATTTGAGGACTGGTTGAAGGAAGGATATGTTCTTGGTACTGGGATGGATGTTAGATCTGATCGTGACGATGAACTCTTGACCGCAGGCGGCGCTGTATTGGTGCCGCAGAATATGCATGCTAAGGGTATTAAGCTATTTAAAGAATGGCCTAATCACCACACCCATGTGTATGTTTGGCTTAATGACATTGACTTCTCAGCGCAGTATCCTCAAAATGCATTAACCATGAACATATCAAAACAGACCAAGGTGGCGACTATCTTCAACATACAAGGCGAACATGTGACTAAGAAGTACTCCCCTACAGAGTCAGTGGAAATGCTCTGTAGCTACCTTATAACGCCAAATTCAAATGGTATAGAAATGGGAGTTGAATTCTTTAATCTACCTACGTTCGACGAAGCAAAAGATTTATTCATTCAACATATTTCTAATTAGTATAACCTAGATAGGGGTGCATATGCACCCCTATCTATTTACCATTCTTTACCCACTAGATATTCAATTGTCTTACCTTCATTACGTAAAGCGTGGGATACTTCCGAAAATGGTCGCCCTATTATAAGTGATGCTTCTGTCGTCTTGCTTCACATGTATCGCACTTACAGCGGCGATAGTGACTATCATCTGGATTAAGTCTGGGTTCTACCACATTAATTACCTTATACTGAATTACTATTCATATCTAGTTAGAACGATATAAATTAATTAATGTTCGAAATTGGATAGCTAAATAAAGACAATATAGAGAGGAGCCTAGGCTCCTCTCTATTTAATAAAATCTATTTATGTTTTTAATGAAGAGATGGTGTGAACAGATTTATTAAGGAGACTTATAATGGCTAGATATACCGGATATTTCGAACTCCGCCCGCGTTATTTGGAAGACCCTACTTCTAAGATAGAAGTCGGAAAACATTATCTATTAGTTAATGGGGAATATGTTTACATAGCCACTAAGAAATCTCTTCCCTTTAGGAAAACTGTATTCTACGATCACAATAAAAAACCATACAACTCTGTTGGCTGTAGTTTAGTTCCCAATGAAGCCTTTAACGGTTCTATTTATAAACAGGTAACTGAAGAAGAGTTCGTCACGGCCACTTCTCCTTCGGATTACGCTTTATCTATATCTCCTTTAGACAACGCTACTATACTCACTTTAGAATATGGTAAATCATATCGCAACCGTAAAGGTGAGATTAAAACATTACTAGGGGCAGATGTCTGTCATCCTGACAGTGACTTTCACCAAGATACAGAAATGCGGGTTTATGATATTCATGGACGGATTAATAGTCCGTATAAAGATAAATCAGAATATGACCTCATCGAAGAAGTAGAGATTACGAAACCTGAAAATATAGAAGAGCCAGTTCAAAATGACAGTTCCCTGCTTCCGGGTGTCGGCGAAACAGGTATTCGTTTGAAGAAAGGTGGTGTGTATCGCCGCCGTGATGGAAGTATTTCAGCCATATATTTCGGCTGGCGTAATAACGCTTTCAATACGCATCTCTACATTGACAAAGACGACACGTCATACGACGAACGCGGTCATTTTAATTGGGTAACCAGAGAACCGTCTATTTACGATATAGTAGAAGAGATGGGGGAGGAAGAAGACCATGACGATGACACATCATCCACTTCTACTCCACCGAAAACTTCGTTTTTGACTACCGTAGATATACTTAACATTGGTCAGTATGTCAGCCAGATTGAACAGCTTGCCAATAAGGTAGGTTTGGATGTTGAGATACGGTTAACGCCGTCAACTAAAGAAGGAATGTGATATGGGTTGGGGAGACGCCAGTGCATTTATCTTATTCATTATCATGATCGCTACCGTGTCAAGTTGTAGACATCAACGAGATCAGGTAAAGCATCTTGACCGAATCGCTACTGCTTTAGAAGCAAGATAGGAGATAGGGATATGTCTGTATTTACTAAAACAGATCTAGCTATGGTAGATGCGGACGTATCTCTTTATACGACCACAGATCCAGATATGTTTCCCACTAACCTCTTTGATTATTTCTATAAACACACGCCGTGGGAACAGCGTCATGTGACGGTATATGGTAAGACCTTTCCTGAGCCTAGAATGACGTGCTGGTACGGAGACAGAGGATATAGCTATTCTAGCTCGGATCGTGTCCCGTTACCCATGACACCCATGCTGCTTAGTCTTAGAGATGAGATGCAGGATTTAACGAAGACTAGCTTTAACGGTGTGTTACTCAATCTCTACCACGATGGTAGAGATAGCGTTGGGTATCATTCTGATAATGAACCAGAGCTTGGACCTCATCCAACCATCGTTTCTCTATCGCTAGGAGCGGAACGGCGCTTTGTTTTTAAACATAAGACAAAAGATATTCCAGATGTTAAATTAGATCTTGTCCACGGAGATGTTCTGGTTATGCGTGGTGAAACCCAATTACATTGGAAGCATGCTATTCCTAAAACCAAAAGGGTTGTAGGACCTAGAATCAATCTTACTTTCAGAAACATTATTAGCTAGGGGAACGTTATGTCGAATATATCTCTGAAAAAAGGATTTGTATACCGTAATCGCATTCGAGAGAAAGTGATGATTACAGAAGTAATATCGCGTGATATTGACGGAGTCGCGGTTTCCTTTCAAGACGATCGAGGTTTCAATTACAGACAGAACGGTCTAGTAGAAGAATTCCCAAGTGAGTATGATCTCGTCGAAGAGTTGTTTGAATGTCATGGTAGAGATACAGCCGACCAAATAAATTTTTATGAGAATGATTATTACGTGTTCTCTAGCTTTAGTAGTTTTAGTCTGAAATGGAAAGGCGTACGATTTGATACACTAGAAGCAGCTTACCATTACGAAAAGTTTGATGCTTATGGGTATCGTGATCAAGTAGACACTAACTTTAAAGAATTGGCAATTATCAGAGGTATGATACGCAGAGCCAATTCTGCACATGAAGCCTTTCAAATTGCTCAAGGCCACAAAGACAAACGTCGCCCCGATTGGGATGATAAAGAAGCTAAAGTTCGTACGATGTTCATGTTGATTATAGAAAAAGTAAAACAGCATGAATATGTTAAGACTAAGCTTCTTAAAACCTATGGTCGTCAGCTATCGGAAGACTCATGGCGCGATGGGTATTGGGGTAGTCATAACGGTGGTCTAGATGTACTGGGTCAGTTGTGGATGTTGGTAAGAGATATTACTGAATCTGGACAACTCGATGAGATCGATCCTTTGACCTATTCATTGGACTCTATTAAGACAGCCCATTTACTCACCACTGAGATCGACTTCACTGAAACCTCAGAAATATGGATTAAAGCTCCATTACCAGAGGGTATCGTTGATATTCCTGGAAATCGTCAAAAACTAAAAGATATTGTTACGTGTGTTGACGTAGGGCATATCCGTATAGGAGAGTTGTGACATGGACACATTTAAGCTAGAAGTCGATGGTGTTTATCTCAATGAAGAAGGAGCAGAAATAAAGATCGTAAGCTCGATTAAGATGTCTGATGATAGGATACTGTATTTATCGGATAAAGATGTTTTCTATTATGAGAACGGAATTTACCAAGCAGAGTGGTTACCAGGTGGAAATATAATCGGTCACAACGATCACCACACCCGTATCAAACTAGCAAACATCGAAGCTAAGAAGACGTTCTCCAATTCGCGTATTACTGCACCCTTAGCGTTTGAAATATTAAGTGTCTGGGGTGAGAAAGTATTTGGTCCTGTTGAACCATCTCGTATTGTTGAGCGCGCGCAAGAAGAGATGAACGAACTTAAAGAGAAGGTGGTAGAAGGGTGGACAGACCAAGCGGTGGAAGAAGCCGCCGATGTTGTGGTCATCCTTACTAGAGCACCTGGATTGTGGAATGCCATCGTGCGTAAGATGAACATCAATTTTGCGCGTGAGTGGGATATTAAGGGAGATGGTACAGGGTATCACATCCCAAATGTCATGGAGGGGTGATATGTTCTACGAAGAAACAGTAAAACATCAGAGTAAGTATCTCTATATTCAACACCACGGTATAGGTGATGTGAGTTGGAAGTATCGCTCTTTGTTAGAGCGATACAATCCTCTTCGCTATTCGATTTGTATCCGCGCAGATAAGCTAGGTGGGTCTCGTTGGTATATCAATAAGAACGCTAAATGGAACAGCCGTTTAGATAATTTCAACTGGTGGTTGTGGAAGAAGAAGTATCGAAAGATATTTGGATATCCAAAAAGGAAATGAAGTGACTGAAATCAGAACACCCTTAACTCCAGT